TAATGCTCCAGTCAACAACTTCCCTAACACTTCGCAATGCACCGTATAGGTTATCGGATGTCTGGATAGACATACTTAACCATATTGTGAATAAACTTCTAATCATGATGGGAGGTTGATATAATTTCAGTTTATAATATAATATATGCGGTATTTATACAGGTATATTTGAAACACCTAGATTATAGGCCAAATTTGGATTATTTGGTATTTTTGTGTATTTTAAAAATCGAAACTGTATCGGTTAACTGGAGTTGCTTCTGTGTTTATTACTTGTTTTTGATATTCTAAAAATAATTTATTTAAAGTTTCTGGCATAATTACGTTACGACCTCTTCTTCTTATATTCCGATTTTTTGTTTTTAACATCATTTTAACTGAGTCTACTGCAATATCCTGCATAGGCAATCTGTATAATTGATCGAATCTATTATAAATTCCGCTTTCTGATGCTAATATTTTCTTTAGTGTTTCAAAACCTGTTATTTCTGATTTTTGAGGTATCAACCCATCTATAATATTGTTATACCATTGATATTTAAAAATATAATTGTCAGTTAAATAGGGACTTGTAGAGATGTACTCTTGAGTGTCAGGTGTTTTTACCATTCTGCTATCATTTTCTATATAAATTTTTTGTTTTTTAACTACATCTATATTGTTTTTGAAACCTGCATATACTATTTCAGGATTATGGTAGTATATATCTCTAAGACAAAGTATTCCTTTAGATTTACAAAATAGATAATAAGGCGCAAGTATATCATGATAAAAAGCATCATTCATTCTAATTTTACCAGTACCAGTTTCTTCAGATGCATACTTAAATAAAGGCGGGTCTCCCCCCATTAAAATATTTTTTATTTTATATTCAGAATGTAATAAATCTAACCAGTATAGATGTACTGCTAATTGTGGACTATGGTTGACAAACTCTTTACCGTAATTTAAATGTTCTCTTTCACTAAAAAATTTATTTAGATCTATATCTATAATATTTAATTTTACATCATTTATATCAGCCATATGTTGTGCCATATAAACATCTTCTACATTACAAAATGTACCGTTCCAAATAGATCTATATGTATATGCTGTTACATCTTTACCTAAGTGTTTTGCTAATGCTAAACTAAATTGACTGTCTAATCCACCACTTAAAGATAAATTAAGTTTATCCATATCTTTAAGTAATTCATCAGCACATGCAATTACAGATTTGTCAGTCTTTGTTGCAAAGAACTTTACATAAAATGCAGGAGAAATATCTATTTCTAATCCTGGGTCTTTTCCTAATTGTATATTAGTTTCCATAAAAAAATAAAAATACTGTTAATTTGATAAATACATATAGTAATTAGTTATCATAAACTTTAACATATGGAGAATCATAATGGCGGCATATATTGTAGCATTAGATAGCGGAACACATGCTGACGCAACAGCGGCTCAAAGTGCTATTACAGGCGCAGGGGCAACGATTACGGAGACATACTCTTTTAATTTAACGTACAAAATTGACTGTACAGCAGAGCAACTTGCCGCAATAGCAGGTGTTTTACATAGTTCTTTGGATAGTGCAACTGAAAATTTATCATCACAATATTCAACAGACCACTTAAAACATTTATGCAACGATGTAGATAATAGTTTAGCAACTGCATATAATCCACAATATACAGGAACAGGTTCTGAAGTTTATCTATTAGATACCGGTATTAACACAAGTCACGTAGAATTTGCAAATGCCACTATTAATAATTTACATAGTTTATATACTGTTGATGGAAGTCCGGATTATGCAGATTCCACAGGACACGGTACTGCGATGTGTAGTGTTATCAACGGAGAAAATATAGGTGTTTCACCTGATGCAAAAGTCCATAATGTTAAGGTAATGAATAGTTCTAATGTTGCTTTAAGTGTAGGTGATATGATTGGTGCTTTTAACCAAGTTCTAGTACACCATCAAGCAAATACACCAAATAAAGTTAAAACAGTATGTATACCATGGACTACTGCTAAAAATAGTCTTATAGATGCTAAATTAGAAGAATTAGAATCACACAATCTAATGGTTATTTGTTCAGCAGGTAATAATGCATCAGATGTAGATAACTACTCACCTGCTGGTTTAGATCAAGTAATGACTGTGGGTGCGTATAACACTAGTTATAATGTAGGTGGGTTTGGTGGCGATGCTACTTGGACTGGTGCTTCAACTGGAAGTAACCTAGGGGAAGAAGTTGATATCTTTGCAATAGGTTCTAATGTTAGTATTGCCGATCACAGTAATGTATCTAACTACCAATCAGCATATGGTACTAGTATATCAACTGCCATTATCGCAGGTTTATCAGCACAATATATTCAACAAACTCCCACAGCAACTTCATCACAAACTAAATCATTTATAGTAAATGAAGGAAAAGTATCAGGGAGAGGAAGAAATCTTTCATTTATAAGTGGACTCATTACATCAACAGGTGCAAATGTAGATCTTTTATCAAAGTCCATTGGTGTTAGTCCTCAGGTAGGAGAAGTAAATCTATCCACATTACCATCAGGAATGGTTATTTCACTTGCTAACGGTCAAACAGGTAATGTTAATGTAGGTCTAAATGCAGGTGCTTCTAACGTTAGTGTTTTAAATTTTAGTCCAGTACCACCATTTGCTACTTTTAATACAAGTACAGGTGTAATAGATGTTGATACTACTTCTAATATGACAGGTGTTACAGTTCCAGGTAAATATCACTTTGCAGTAAAAGGAACACTAGGCGGCGTAACTAAAGTTGAAGAATATACTATAGGTATTTACGCGGCAGGTGGACAAGAAACAGATTTAGATGCATCTCCTGAATTTTATTGGGACGGTGCAAGTTTCGACCAAGTTGTAAACTTTACATCTACCAAAGAATAATTTTAATTATTTTAAAGATCTATAAATAGAGATATGGAACATATCTTTATAGATCTTACATCAAAAAATAATCAATTTATTTGTGTTGAAGACCAAGGTTCTTGGTTATTCCATAGATTTGGTAAAAGACGTATAGATAACGAAGAATTAGATTTTAAACTTTTAAAAAAATATCTTAAAAAAGAATCCCCAAAACAAATTACCTTATATAGTATTTTAGGAGATCCAATGGAATACTCTAGAATATTGGATTTACTGTTCTTTTGTAAACGTTCAGATATAGTTGTGAATATAAACTGTAATGGTTTCAGCAAAAAGATTAAAGATACATTAGGATATGATATAGAATACTGTTTTAAAATTTACGGCTATAAAAACACATTAGATATAATTGTTCCAAATGCAGATAAAACATTATTTAAGAATTTAAATTTAGATTTTAAAATAAAACCTAAAATACAATACATGTTGTATGATCATAATCTTTGTGATGTAAAACATATTATAAGAATGTGTGAAGAAAAAAAGTTTACATTGGAAATACATCCTGGTGTATGTGTTTATAATAATCTAAACCATGTAATAGACCAACAAGGTAAATGGTTGTATGATATAAAAGGAGTAGACGAATATGATTTAGATATTTTTTATAAACCTTTTACAGAATTTAAAGATTTAAAAAAAATATTTAATAGTTTCAAACAAACTAACTATAAGTTATCTAAATCAAATGAGGGCTGGCACCTGCTTAAAAATTATGTCAAGGATACCGGCATAAGTATTTTGGATGCTTCGTTACCTAATATACAAAGTAATAAATCTTTTAAAAAAATTAAATGCATTTCTTACAAAGGACATATTTTTGATAATATAGAATCCTTTACCGTAGTAACTAATGCATATATTCCTGATTGGACTATTCAAAAATTTAATACAAGAGACTCTTATCAAAAAAATGTATTTGAAATTTTATGTGAATTTTCTAACAGTGAAAAATTATCTATAAAGTCTTTGTTATAGAGATATCAGATATATTATTGCAAAAATCAAAAGGACAAACAGTTTTAGTTTCAGGTAACTCCCAAAAATTATTAGATATATTACCAAAGTTTTTCGCACCGCACCAACTACTGTAAATCTCTCCACTTGCATCTATATTTAAACTTTCAAAACCTAGATGACATCTAAGTCCTCTAAATGCATTAAGTCCTTTATCTATTATTTGATGGCCCTGTACATATTCTGCTGTTCCATCATCGTATAAAAATTCTGTCATAAATGCATTTGGATCTGGTACAGGAAAATCATCCTCTACATTTGATTCTCTTCTAATTTCTTGTTGCTTTATTCCTGGTCTTTCTAATACTTCTTTTTCCTGATCTGTATATTCCCAGTATGTTTGTTGCTTACTATGACGGCCTAAGAGCTTCTTATACATAGTTTTTACACATATACTAACATGATTATAATTGTTGTGTTCACAACCTATAAATAGATTTCTTAGTTCTTCTACAAAATTTCCTAAGTCTTCTACTTGTCCGCCTATACCTGCTATGTTTATATCTATAAAAACATGCTCTTTAATTTCATTTATAACATCTATAAAATGTTGTTTTTCTTGTGATAGGGGATGATATGTTAATACAACTGCATTCATATAATACTTAGCCTTAGACCACCAATTAACTGTTCTACTGGCATTTGTATATACTGTACTAGTTGTGTTGTATTCGCTTATAGTTCTTATAATATCCTCAAATCCAGGTATTACAGTAACCTCTCCTCCTATTAATTCGTAGTCTATACGTTTGCCTAGACTATTATAATATTTAGAAAATTTATTTATTGCATCTATATATTGATCTTTACTAAGCCAGGGTTTAGTTCCATCATGTAATTGAGGAGGACAATACTCACATTCGTAATTACATGAGTTACCCATATTCCATTGTATTCTTATAAAGTCGTTGTCATTTCTGGCATGAGGGCCTTTGACCGAAACCAGATTAGGCATTAGAAACCTGCAAATACTGTTGCTGAACCAAAGGTAATAGGGTGTCCACATGTAGTACCACTGCCTACAAGAGTTATAGGTCGCCCTTCAGCAAATACTGATGCTGAACCATTCACTACGAAAGAGGAACTGTGAGGGGGCTCGCCATGAGGAGCAACTTGGTCTCCTACTAAACTAATAGGCTTGCCTTCTACAAGTACTGAGAGAGCACCTGTATTGATAATAATGGCACTTACTGTACCACTGGCAAAAACTGGACATGTATTAGGCATACATGTATTTATCAGTTTTTTGTATTATTTTTCTTCTTTTTCAGTTTTTGCTTCTACTATTTTTAAATAGTCTTCAGCACTTTCTTCTATAGTTTCACTTACAGATAATACTTTATCAGTAGTAAAAGAAATTTGTTCTGTCTTAGAAGTAAATGTAAATGGTACCACAGCGATAGAACTATCTGTAACTTCTCCACCGTTTCCTAATACTACCATTCTAGGATGTGTTAGTACAATTAAGTTATTTTCGTCATTAGTAGATATCAATGTACCTATCATTTCTAAACCTGTTAGTGTTTTAATTGTAACTACTTTACCAAGTAATTCTTTTAGTTCTATTATCATAAATTAAAGCCTTTAAATGTGTTTCCATCTACGTCTTGTTTCGTTCCACCTATGACGTAAGATGATATTTCTGTCTCTTGTGGTGCAACCTGTACAGAACTACCTGTTATCCATTGTTGTGTCCATGGTAAAGGATTAGTACCCATATTATATACCTTTTCTAAGCCTACGGCATGCATTCTTTTGGCCGCAATAAATTCAACATATTGTTTTAATAGTTCAGCATTAAGTCCAATAATACTTCCGTCTTTAAACAAATAATCAGCCCATGCTTTTTCTTGTTCTACAGCATCTATAAACATCTGCTTACACTCTTCTGCACATTCTTTCTGTATCTTTGCAAAGTCTTTGTCTTCTTGGGGCAAAAACTTCAACATCTGCTGTGTACTTGCCAAGTGTACATTTTCGTCTCTGGCAATTAATTTTATAATTTTAGCATTGCCTTCCATTCTTTTAAGTTCAGCAAATGCCCAACTACATGCGAAACTAACATAAAAACGTACACCTTCTAATATGTTTACACTCATTAAACATTTATATATACGTTTCTTATGCTCATATATGTCGTATTTCTTACTGCCTGTATCTCTGAGTAGATTATATTCTATAAGTCTATCATAATTTTCTGTAATACTATCTGCACAATCGCATATTTCCTTGATATCTAACATTTCATCAAACACTTTACTAGGGTTTGCATACACATTTCTAATAATGTGTGTATAACTTCTGCTATGTATGGTTTCTGAAAATGCCCAAGTTTCTATCCATGTTTCTAATTCAGGAAGACTTACCACAGGCAGAAAAGCAATATTAGGAGAGCGACCCTGTACACTATCCAATAATATTTGTCTCTTTAAGTTGGAGGTAAAAATATGTTGTTCGTGTTCTGATAGATTTTTAAAATCTGTTGCATCTTTAAGAATATCTACTTCTTCTGGTCGCCAAAAGAATCCTAACTGTTTATCAGTTAGTTTATCAAACTGTTTATATTTTAGTGTATCATATCTTTGTACTACAGGACCTCCTGTTGGGTCTAAGAACATTTTTACTTTGGTATGATCTACTCTATTTTTTGTATTTAAAACTGTCATTATATTTTACAACTCTCGCAATCTTCGTCATCTAATTCGCCTTGTGGCAAATCTTCTAATTTGTCATCTTTGTTAATATCTATCTCACCTTGACCATCGTATGTGTTATTATAATATAACTGTTTACCGCCATACTTATAAAACATTAAGATATCCTGTATAAGCACACTCATTGGAACTTTTTCATCTTCGTAATGTTCTGGATTATAAGATGTATTTACCGAAATACCCTGATCTATATACTTTTGTAGGACGGCCATTATCTTTAAATAACCTTGCGGTGATTTTTGATCCCATAACAAATCATATTTATTCTTATAATAAGGGTATCCTGGTACAACTTGTTTTAGTACACCATGTTTACTTTGTTTAATACTTACATAACTACGTGGGGGCTCTATACCATTTGTGCTGTTACTTATCTGTGCAGAAGTTTCTGCAGGCATAAGTGCCATTAATGTACTGTTTCTAATACCAGTTTCTTTTAACTGTTTTCGTAATCCTTTCCAATCCATACGTTCTTTGTGTTTAACAAGTTCATCAACGTCTTTCTTGTATGTTTGATTAGGCGTTATGCCTTTGCCATATTTTGTTTCTGCATTTCCTGGTATAGTACCTTTTTCAATAGCCAAATCTGCACTGGCTTTAATCAAATAATAACTCCATGCTTCAGCCCATTCATCTACAAGTTCCAAATTAGGATTTTGATAATTAGTATCATTTTTAACTAACCAATATGCAAAATTAATAATACCAATACCCAATGGGCGCCTTTTCATTGTGCTGAGCTCTGCCGCTATAATAGGGTACTCCTGATAATCTAATAATTCGTCCAACCCTCTGACTGCTAAACTACAAATTTTATCCATTTCTTGTAAGTCTTTAATTACTCCCCAATTGATTGCACTTAGAGTGCATAAACTAATTTCACCTTCTTCGTCTTTTGCATCATTTAATGGCTTTGTAGGTAGATCAATTTCACAACATAGATTACTTTGTTTTATTGGTGCTACTTCTTCCAAAAATGCTCCATGTGTGTTAGCATGGTCAACATTCATTAAATAAATTCTACCTGTATCCTTTCTTTCTGTTACAAAGGAACTGAATAATTCAATAGCAGGAATAGACTTCTTCTTTATACTTGTTTTACGTTCCGCCGCTTCATATAATTCTTTAAATTTGTCTTGATCGTCAAAGAATGCTTCGTATAGTTCAGGAACTTCATGAGGACTAAACAAAGTTATATTTCCGCCACTTATAAGTCTTTCGTACATCAGTTTGTTAAACTGTACGCCATAGTCCATATGACGTACTCTGTTGTCCTCTGTTCCCTTATTATTTTTTAATACTAGTAAGTCTTCAACTTCCAAATGCCAAATAGGATAGTATAGTGTGGCCGCTCCGCCTCTTACACCACCTTGGCTACAACTCTTAACTGCTGACTGGAACATTTTATAAAAAGGAATAACTCCTGTATGTGTTGCATCACCGTTTCTAATGGCTGACCCTACTGCTCTGATATTACCTGCACCAATACCGATACCTGCTTTCTGACTTACATATTTTACAATACTGGCACTAGTGGCATTAATGCTGTCTAAACTGTCATCAGTTTCAATCAATACGCAACTGCTAAATTGTCTTTGTGGTGTTCTAACACCTGCCATAACTGGTGTAGGCAGGGAAATTTTAAATGTGCTGATAGCATCATAATATGCTTTTACATATTGTAATCTTGTTTCTTCTGGGTATTTGGCAAACAATGTTGCCGCAATCATCATATATGCAACTTGTGGAGTTTCAAATATTTCCCCTGTTGCTCTATTCTGTACTAGATACTTACCACGAAATTGTTCCATAGCCGCATAAGTTAATACTTCATCTCGGTCATGTTTGATATGATCATTTAGTTCATTGATTTGATCTTTTGTATATAACTCTGTAAATTCTGCATCATAAAAACCTTTATCAATATTTTTTTGAATAATATCGCACAAACAAGGTGGCTCAAATGTGCCATACACTTGCTTACGCAAATGATAGTTGATTAATCTACCTGCTACATATTGATAGTTTGGTGTTTCTTCTGATATTAAATCTGCCGCACTTTTAATAAGTGTTTCTTGAATATCTTCTGTTGCTATTGAGTCGAAAAATTGTATTTGAGAATGTATTTCTACTTCTGATGCACTCACACCTGAGATGTCTTCACAAGCATACATAACAACTTTGTGTAGTTTGTCTATGTTTAAATCTTCTAGTGTGCCGTCTCGCTTTTTTACCTGCATGTGTGTCCTCAGTATGTTTTATACGATATATTTATTTCTATGTCATTGTAATATAAAACTATATAAATGTCAAATAGTTTCTATGCTAATTCAAACTGATTATGAATTTGGAATACAGTTGCGTTCTTTTTCACATGTTCCCAAGAAACTATTTCTCCAGGTGTAAAATTATACACAAAATCTCTATCGTATATAACTAACCCTGTTGTCCCTGTAGTGTTATTACTTATCACAGGTAATTGTATTTTATCTTCAGTTATGAATCCTTTATTAATTAATGTAGACAATAAAACTATGGTGATTCCGCTTTGGCAAAAATACCCATCGTTTACTATTTCAAAAGCACTCGGCCAACTACTAGGAGTATAATAGTCTAAGTATCTAGGTAAGGGTTCTATATTAGAGAAATCTTCTAATACTTCTAAAATATTTTTATGGTCTTTTTTTCTTATGTTACGCCAAATACTTAATCGTTCAGAACCTGTTGTGTTTTTAGAAAACATTATTCAACTAGGAACTCCAACGCCTTTGTATCCAATTCATAACTAGATTTTTATTAGTAGTATTTTCAGCAGTTAAAGTAATCTGATTAGTTATAGAATTAAAAGTTGCACCAAATGAAACATTACCTGACAAAGTGTCGCTTACATCACTTGCAATATCCTGCACCACAACATCTGAATTCCCTGTTACACTATTTTCAAAAGTACTAAGATATATTTTTCCTGTTCTTCTATAGTTTCCGTCTGTTGTTCCATCATACTTAACTGTATATTCCAAAACATGAGAATCGTAATTTGATGTACTAATAGGTAAATCTGAACTTGCAATTACATTTCCACTACTAATTGTTGCTGTATTCGTAACATCAAAAGAAGTTGTTTTCAGTCCTGCTGACTGTCCTAAAGAAGTTAAAATTTCTATATTTAATTTTGTTGTAAGCAAACCTTTTACATCAGCATCTGATTTAGCAAAATACATATTGTTAATAATATATGCAAAATTTTCTGCTTCTTCATTACTTGTAAATGTCATTTCTGAAAATTCGTTATCTATATCTATTGGAAAAGATTCTATATCGCCTGTTCCAGAACTTGCGTATATTTGATTTGTTGCTACAGATTCAAATAAATTTATTTCTGTTGAATTCAATCTAGCATTTAACCATTGTTCCAATTTTGCTTTAACTGTGGTGTCTCTATTATATAATTTGCTACCATATACATAATCACTGTCTATTAATTGTAATATATCTAATGTACCAGCACTATCATTATGTAGTCTAAAATTAAAAGGTGTTGAAGATTTAGATTGTTTACTTGTAAAATATATTCTATTATTATTATTAGGATCAAGTTGCAAACTTTCCCATGCATCTGCATCTGATAAATTGTTTACTATTGCCGCCGCTTCTGATAATGTTGTAGCAGAACTTAAATCAGTACTTCTAACATTGGTAATACTTCCTGACGTATCAGTACCAAATACAACATCTGCTGTACCTGTAACATTTGATGTTCCTGCGCCTGCCGCCACTATAAAGAATGTATTATCTGTTGCTGTTCCTATAAGTGTAGCATTTCCATTTGCTACCTGCCCAGTTGATGTGCTTCCTGCAAGTTTAAAATCTGCTCCAACTGGTACACCATGTAAAGGTGAAAAAATCTGTACATTGGCTCCACTATTATCAGAACCATAATTTATATAATCTAAATCACTTGTAATTGCTGAACTTACATTATCTTCAGTAACTGTAAACGAACCCGTACTAACACCTTGTACTTGATATATTTTATTTGTATCATTAAATTGTGTTGCATTAGAACCTATAAATTTAACATAATCATTTGCAGTAAGGCCATCA